GAACTTGTGCGACGCCATCAATTATTCGTCGCTCACGGTCAACATGGACGGACAGTTTGAAGCTAAGCCAAGCATCCTGCCGTCCGACCGCCCGGAAACGTTCGCGTTCCTTGACGGCGAGAACTGTATCCACTCGGGCAACTTTGACATTGAACGCGACCTGTCCAGCATCCCCGACCAGGTCATCGCCATTGCTCGCGGATCCGGTGACACCGAGGGCCTGGTGGGTTACGCACCCGACGCTGGTTCCTATGCCTACTCGGAGACGGTCGAGACTGACGCCACCAGCCAGGCAGACATCGACGCCTTCGCCGCACGATCCCTCGCCGCCCGTAAAGGCTCCCCGCGCGTCGGCACCATCGAACACTTGCCGGTGCCGCTGACTCAAGGCCAGGTGGTGCGCTTCCGGTCAACGTCGTTTGAGCCGACCATCGACGCCCTGTTCATCGTCACCCAAACAAAGATGCCGAAGAACTCTACTGGCAATGCCACATCAACGCTCAGAGAGGTGCTGTCTTGAGCACACCCGAAATTATCCGCGCGGTCGTCACCCAGGTGACCCCGCTCCGTGTTCGTATCGAAGGCCCCGACATGTCCGCCATGGGTGTCACGCCGGACAACTACGCCGGGACGCTCGCCGTAGCAGACACCGTACTGGTGACGCGTTACCCACGTGGACAGATCGAAGTGCTGGCGCGTTTGGGTGGACCAGCCACAAGTGACACCGGCTGGCTTACCCCGGCTGGCTCCCCCGGCGGTTGGTATAGCAGCAACTCGGTACGCGTCAAGGACGGCTGGGCGACCATCAACATCTTCCTCACTGCGGCATCGAACCGGGCGGGAGGAACCATCGTCGGCGTATTCCCCGCAGACTCGCGTTGGGCGCACACGGTCCCGGACGACATTTGGTTCGTCCTCGGTTCTAGTTCGACGCCATTCCGTGGGCGGGTACTCAGTGATGGATCAATTAACGGTTATGGGGCTCCGGCAATGAACGCTGGCTCCACTATTACGGGCACCGTCACATACCCGGTCGGCTAACCGCGACCACCAACCACAACCGCGACGATGACGACCTCAAGTTTGGTGCGCCCTCACGACGGACAACGTAAGCCCCACCAACCCGCCACACGAAAGGACACCCCCCATGCGAGTCTTCCAACAGCTCGTCGCGCTTTGGCGTCGACTGACCCGCACCTACCGCGGTAAAAACAAGCTCGAGTGGATCACTGTCCACGAGACCGCCAACCCAAACGACGGTGCAGACGCCCAGGCGCACGCGAACCTACAGAGTAAGGGCAACGCCCGCCGCGCGTCATGGCATGAACAGGTTGACGACGGTGAAGCCATCCAGTCGTACCCAGACACGAACCGGTGCTGGCACGCAGGCGACGGCCGGGGCAACGGAAACCTGAACTCGTATGCCTTCGAGATCTGCGTGAACCGTGACGGCGACTACATCAAAGCCGTCCACAACACTGCCGATCGTGTCCGCGCCAAGATGCGCGAGCGGAACATCCCAATCTCTCGCGTCGTCCAGCACAACCACTGGTCCGGCAAGAACTGCCCAACATTCCTGAGATCAGGATCTCAGGGCGTCGACTGGAACAACTTCCTCGCACTCGTCGCAGGCTCCCCCGTGTCCCTGCCTAAACCAGCACCAACCCCCACTACCCCAAGTTCTGGAAGGAAGGTCACCGTGAACGTCACGATGCGCCGTATCGACCTGTCTCACGCGGACGCCACCAGTGTCACCGGCGACGATGTCGGACAACTGCAAGGCCTCCTCATGGCCCACGGCTACGGACCCAAGGGTCTCGTCAACACGAAAACGGGGCGTCCCGACAAGTTGGGCGGCACCCTCACCAAGGCGTGGTTCCGGCAGTTCCAGAAGGACCACCCCCACACCGGCACCAAGGGCAAGCCGGACGACGTGTGCGGCCCCGCGTCGTGGACCGAACTGATCCAGAACTAGGGCGCCATGAGCGAGCCGACCTACACCGAAAACGTGACCGAGCTCAAGGGGGACATGCGCGAAGGCTTTGCCCAAATAAAGGGCACGATCAACGAACTCGCGGCAGAAGTTAGGTCATCCAACCAGGCCCGCAGTATCGAGGCCATCGAGTTGCGCCGCGATGTTGACCGAAATACCGCCGACATTCACGCCATTCAACTGAGGTTCGCCGCGATGGATGCCGCACCAGGGCTCACGTGGAAAACGGTCATCGGCGACGTGAAGGTGTGGATCACGGTCGCCGCCATCGCATTCGGTATCTGGCAGGGACTCGGAAGCTAATTCGGGCCGTGCCTGGTGCGCCGCGGCATGTCCATCCGAGCCCTCACGGGAAGCGCACCCACACAAACGACCGCACGCAATGGACGTGTGGCAGAACAGGAGACACACCATGAATATCACCTGGCTCAAAGCCGCAGGAATGCGCGCACTCAAGACGTTTGCCCAGACCGCGGTCGCCCTCATCGGCACCGGGGCTGTCGGCCTGCTGGACGTGAGTTGGGTGGGCGTCGGCTCGGGCGCACTGCTCGCTGCCGTCCTGTCGATGCTCACCTCGATAGGCGGCATCCCCGAAGTGGAAGCGGCACCACCCCGCCCGTAACCCCCTAGACGCGCGACCCTCCACGCGCGCCACCTCCACTCGCGACGAACGCCCCCCGCATCGGCCTCATATGGCTGGTGTGGGGGGCTACTTGTCGTTGCTAGGGTGCGGGGGCGCTACCGTGGGCCCAACTAGCGTTTCCCCGCACTCGCGGGGATGATCCCAGTTTCGCTAGCACCGCGACGATCACGGCGTCGTACTCCCCGCATCTGCGGGGCTTTCGGGTCGCCAGGCGGCGATGGTGGAGCGCAGCCAGTACGGGGTGCGCTTATCAATGTGGCCGTCTGGCTCGGGGGCCTGGCCACGCGACACGTAGGAGCGGAAAGTCGTCGGCTGAACACCTGCGACACGTGCAGCCTGTGACGCGGTCAGCCGCTCACCGGCGAAAGTACCCAGCGTCGCAGCGCGGGCGATCATCGCGGCTGCCATGACCTCGGGCGTATTTTCTGGCCCTAGTCCCGTGTACTCGCGGGGCTCGCGGTCATAGGCGAGGGTCCATGCCAGCGACCCGGCGCGCAACCTGTGGCCCGTCCTGTAGGACACACGGTAGGGCTCCGAGCCGGGGACGATGCGCCCAGGATTACCGCGATCCTCTCGCCCGGTCGTGATGACGAGATCCGCAGTGTCGTCGCCGGTGGGCGTGTAGTCCCACAGGATGATCCAGGCGTCACGGTTGGCGTGGCTCGTGCCGTCCGCCAACTCGGCGAGTAGCGTCGCAGGGAAAGCGGTGCCCGGTGCGGTCCGGCGGATAGGTCCAGTGATTGTCATGATGCTCTCTCCTAGAGGTAGGTGCCGACGTCGGCACTGCTGCTGTAGTGGCCGCATGAGTAGCAACGACCGTGGCAATCGTGGTCGTGGATGGTGCAGGGTCGCACGACGGTGGGGGTGGTGTCGCGACGGTCGAGGATATCGATAGCGGCACGCATGACCGCGTGGGACTGGGAGGCGATAGCCAGCGCCTCGGGTGAGTGGTAGCGACCCATGTCCGTGCCGAGGTAGTCGTGATTGTGTTTGATGAGTGCGCGAAGCTGCTCGCTGGTGGCTGCCTGCATCTTCTGTGCGAATTCCGTGGTGATCGTGGCGGTCACGGTGACCACCTCCTCTCTGTCTATGTCTCTATCTTACATCGCTAGCGCTGTAATGCAAGTCGAGATAGCCCCAACCAGGTCACAGTTTGGTAACGGGGCCGGTCGCACCACCGGCACGCGCGACACTAACGCCCCCGCTCGCTGACTTCGGTCGGTGAGTGGGGGCGATTCTCTGAGGTCAACACGTGACCGATAAGGTAGATAATCGTACACATGTCAAGTAGACTAGCACCTGTCAGGCAAAACGGCAATAGACAGGAATGGCGACATGACAAGCCAGCGGACGTGTTACTCATGCAAAGAGGTAAGGCCGCTCTCGATGTTCTACATAGAGGCAGAGAAGCGGCGCGCCGCTACGTTGGGGCGCACGAGCATCCAACACATGTGCAGACTTTGCAGCAGAGAAGTTGCGGTTAAGCGCATGGCGCCACGACGGGCAATCATTGACGAAGCGAGGGCCGTGGGCTGCGCAGATTGCGGCGTGGTGAACCTGGCGCACCCAGAGATATTCGACTTCGACCACTTGCCCGGACACGTCAAACTGGGAAGCGTCACGGCATTTCTGACCAAGGGTTCGATTGATGACCTGCGCGCCGAAATCGCCAAGTGCGAGGTGGTGTGCTCTAACTGCCACAGAATCCGCACCAAGTCACGCGAGGCCGCGACGTTCGGTGTTAGCAGGGTGGTGATCTAGTGGCCGACCTTCTCACAGATGAGTACCTAGCGTGGTGCCGAAATCAGCGCATCACGCCGAACACAGTCACCAGCCGACGCCGCGTACTCAAGTCGCTCGGCAACGCCGGGGTTGCCACCCGCGAAGAGGTTGAAGCTTGGTGGAACGAGCGCGCCCACCTCACGGCTGGCACCAGATCCAATGACCTGGCGAACCTGCGCACGTTCTTCAAGTGGTGCAGGCGATGGGAACACCGCGACGACGACCCCACCCTGCGCCTCGACTCCCCCAAGGTCTCACGCGGACTCCCACGACCACTGAGCAAGCCCGACCTACTGCGACTACTCGACGTGCTTGGACCCGACCTGCGCCGCTCCGTATGCCTGGGCGCCTATGCCGGGCTGCGTGTATCCGAAGCGGCGGCACTGCGCTGGGACGACATCGACCTAGAGATCAACACCATGCGCATCAACGACTCCAAGGGCGGCAAGTCCCGACTCGTCAAGGTGTCACCGCTGTTGATCGACGAACTACTACCACGGGCCGACGGGAACGTGGTCACCGCTGGCGAACGGCCATACAGTGCCGCGAACCTACAGCGCAAGATCAACCGGGCCATCAAGGCGGCAGGCGTGACTGCCACCTTCCACCAACTGCGCCACCGTTACGGCACCGTTGCCTACCAAGCCACGGGCGACCTGCTCGCGGTCGGTCGGCAGATGGGGCACTCGTCACCAGTCACCACGGCCATCTATGCACAAGCGTCTGATGACATCACGGCCAAGATCGCAGCGGCGGTGTTGCGCTAGGCGGCTGCCTGGACAACCGCACGTAGCGCGTCCACCGGTGTCTCGACATAGCGCATTGTCGTCTCAGGCTTCGAGTGCCCCAGCACCTTGCCGAGCGCCAGCACGTCGGGACTTGCGGCATAGGAGCGCGTCGCAAAGGCGTGGCGCAACTGGTGACCAGTCCAGTCGCCAGGCAGGGCGCGGGCCATGAGCTTGGAGACCCATTGCGCCGACACGTGACCGTCCAGCGAACCAGGGAACACGTAGCCGCGAGCGCCGGTGATTGCGTCCTGTAGTTCCGAGTTAAGGATTGGAACCAGGCGCATCTTGCCGCCCTTGCCGTCGACGTAGAGTATGTCGCCGATGAGATCGGCTGTGCGCACGGCCGCTATCTCGCCGCAACGCAGGCCGGCGTATCGGGCGAGCATGAGCATCAGCCGCACTGGTCGAGATGTACCGAATACCGCTTCCTGGTAGACGCGTTCGGGAGTAGGGCGCGGCACGCCGGGCGGCACTGTGATGGGCATGAGGTCTACGGCCGGGGAGCGCTCCATCTCGTCGACAGAAACGCACCAACGGTAGAACCCCACGGCGACCGTGCGCGCGGACTTGCGTGACTCGGGCCCCCAGTTGGCATTGGCGAGCCACGACTCGAGGTCGCGTCGGGCGACGGCCAGGGGGTCGGGTTGGGTGCGTGCCAGGAGTTGGAGGTAGTGACCATGCAGGCGGACAGTCTTGGGCCTACGGCCAGCACCGCGCATAGCGGTCAAATACCCATCCATTAATCGGATCCACATCGTTGTAGCCCCCCAGCCGTCAGCCTCACGGCTTTCATTGCCTATCGGGTGACTACCAGGGAACTTTAGGATGTCGCCCATAATTAGGCATCTAAAGTGTTGAGCACCACACGCCGCGTGCCCAGCGGGGCTTCAATGTGCGCGAGCGTCATGTCGGTAAGTTCGAGCGTTCTGGCCCGGAGTGCTGACGCGCGTGCCCGGCCGATGGTGATCGCCGCGACGGCGCCGAAACGCTCGGCCGTGTCGAGGATCTGTCTCGCACTGTAGTCCTCGATCGCGTTAACCGCGTAGTGCGTCGGCGCTCCGAGTGCGAGCTCGATCGCGTCGAGGCAGAGTCGCTTGAGCAGGGGGGCGGGGAGTTGATCGGCGAGGCTCATGCCGCATCCTTCGTTTGGTGGGTGGCGAGCGTGCGGATGCGTGCGACCGCGGTGACTCGCTCGCGCTTGTCCGCGAGGCTTGAGATGCCTCCAGACCTATAACCGGCAGGTTGTTGGTTCGAGTCCAACAGAGGGAGCCCCTTGCCCGACGTCGCCAGTGCGGGCGGCATTGGCCCCGGCTCCCCTTGAAGCCACCACACGGGCACGCCCGTGGTCATCGCCCACGCCATTAGCGTGCGGCGATCCGGCTCCGTGTGCCCGCGCTCGTAACTTGAGATCGTCTGGCGCGATAGGTCGAGCGCGTCCGCAAATCCACCTGCGTTTCGGTCGTACCCTGCTGCCTCGCGCGCGATGCGCAAACGTTGGGGAACTGTAAGTTCGGGAATCATCTTCACCAACCTCTTTCTTCTTGTCGTATGTCCAAGTTAGGACATGTTGCGATGGTTGTCAAGTCGACTTATTCCTGCTTGTCTAAACTGCGACACGCCCATTTTTGTGTCCTGGCTTGACATATGTCAAGGCGGGCGTACTGTTTCGGCTATGACGAAGTTCCGACACGACAAGAGCACCGGCGAAGTGGCCGAGATGCTAGACCTCACGCCCCGACAGGTCGCCAGGCTCGCTGCCTGCGGTGACATTCCCGCGTTCAAGCTTCCAGGGAAAACCGGCTCGTACTTGTTCAACGAAGCCGACGTTCGCTCCTACCACGCCGCACGACAGGCCGCGCGGTCATGACCACCCCCACCTGGCCGGATTCCTGGCTGACGGCTGACGAGGCGCGCGCCGCTGTGCCTGCCACCCCTGAGCGCCGCGACCTAGACCGCGCTCACCCGGCCCGCGCACTCACCGTCACCGAACCCGATGGCCGCGTGTTCTGGGTCATCACTGGCGCCGTGGAGTACCTAGCCGACTCAGCCGCCCATCAGCGGCTCGTCATCAGCAACCACAACGCCAACCGCAACCTGTCCGCTGACGACCTCATATTCGAGCACTACAGGAGCATCTCATGACCGCCGCACGCACCCTCGCCGTCATCGCCACCACGTTCGCCCTGTCCATGTTCGGCACGTTCACCGACCGTCCAGGAATCACGCTCGCTGGGATTGTCGCCATCGTCGGGGCGGTCGGGTTCGCCTGGACGCGCCGGGATGAGGTGACGCGATGAGCAAAAACTACGGCAAGTGCAAGGACTGCGGAGTTGACCTCCCCACGAAGGGCGACGCCCGCGAGCACATGAGCGCAACGTCCGCGCCCGCTTTCGACGCGGACTGGCCTAGCCTCACGGCGCGCAGTCACACAATAAGCGTGCTCACTCTTCCCCGAGAGGACCTGGTGCGCCGCCGAATCCAAGGTGGCATTTTCGCAATTGCCGAAGAGTTCGCCGAGACCATGGCGCGTCAAGTCGAGGAAGGCGACTACACCAAGTCCGAGGTGAAGGACGCGCTCGCCGAGTACCCCGAATTCGAAGAGGCGTGGGAGTGCATCGAGTCCGACGTGCATGAGGTGACCTCATGACCGCGACCATCCCCGAGCAGGTTTTCGACCAAGCTCTCGAGGCCGCGTTCGACGTGCTGGCGAAGTGTGAGACGGGCGACTGTCGCGCACCGGCCGTCGGGCGTGCCAACCACGGCTCGTGCTCCTGGCTGCTGTGCACCAGGCACACGGAGGCAATCATGCACAACCGCGCGAACGCCATCGCGCATGTCGTGACGCTCTGCCATTCACCTTGCGGCACCGAACTTGTGCGCCCGCAAGACCTGCACATTCACAACGCGTAAACCAAAGGTTTGGAGGAACCAATGACTACCACCACCGCCGAAAGATCACCCGCGAACCCGTTCGCCATCCTCGACGATATGAACGCCGATCCTGAGACTCGTGCCGCAGCCGAGCGCGAGGTCATCGTGACCGCCGTGGCGCTAGCGTCTGTACTCACCAAGCACGGCCAGTTCTCGTGTGCCGATGTCAGGCAGCTCATCATGCGCCCGGTTCGTCCCGCACGTATCGGTGCGGTCGTCAGTGGCCTCGTGAAGCAGGGCGCCATCGTCAAGGTGCCCGGCAAGTACGTCCCCAATGGTGGCGGCTCGCGCAATGGCTCCAAGCCGTCGCCCGTGTATGTGATGGGGGCCGCGTCATGACGGCGCCCGACCTGACCGCCATCATCGATGACGTTGAGAAAGCGATCTGGATCGCCAACCGCGAGCCTGGCGCAACGGGACGCGACATGGCACGATTCGCCGTCACCGCCACCCTGCTCGCCCTGACCCCGATGGTCGATAACTGGGTGGCACTCGCCAAAGACAACGCGAGCATCGGCGCACGGTTCGAGATGCGTGCCGACGATGCCGAGGCTGACCTCGACTACCTGACAGCAACCGCCAGATCGGCGGACGCCCGCGTTGCCTACACCGCTGGCAACACGCTCCTGTCCTGCGCGTCCACGTTGCGCTCACTGATCGAGGGTGCCAAGTGAGCGCCGTGGTCGAGGGGATGGACGAGGCTGAGTACTTCGCCGACGAGGCACTGAGCGCATCCGGCATGAAGAAACTGCTCCGGTCCCCGCTCCACTTCAAGCATGGTCTAGGCAAGTCCGAGATCAAGGCCGTGTTCGACTTCGGGCACGCCGTACATGCGGACGTTCTCGGCGTCGGCGCACCACTGGCCGAGATCCCCGACGACCTGCTGAGCGGCGACAATCGCACGGTCTCATCCAAGGATGCGAAGGCGTGGGTTGCCGCAGCTCGCGAACGCGGCGAGGTGCCCCTCAAGGCGCACGAACTCGCCGCCGTGCGACGCGCCGCAGATGCAGTGCGGGCACACCCAAAGGCCGCATGGCTCCTGGGACTCCCCGGCAAGTCTGAGGTGTCCCTGTTCGGCACCGACCCGCAAACTGACGTGCCGTTGCGCGGTCGCATCGACCGGCTATCGGAACTTCCGGACGGACGGATGGTCAACATCGACTTGAAGACCATCCCCGACGTGAGCCGAGTGAAGGTCAAGCGCCAGATCGAGGACATGGGCTATGACGTCCAGAGCGAGGTCTACAAGCACCTCATCGCCCTCACGCACCCTGGCCTCGAAGTTGCACCGACGCACCTGATTTTCGTGGAGGCCACCGAGCCGCACGAGGTGCGCGTAGTGCAACTGGCACATGAGGACTGGATCAACGGTGGACGGGCACGCATGCGGCGCGCCATCGCCATCTACAAAGCGTGCGTCGAGACCGGCAACTGGCCTGGCGACGACGACGACATGGGCGCTGCCGAGGCAATCGAGCCACGCCCCTACTACCTATCAGATACCGCGTTGGAGGACGAATAATGACCATCAAAACCAGAAAGCCAACAGGAAAAGCGCCGTGGCCCATGTTGCTCATCGCGGGCGTGGAAAAGTCCGGCAAGTCGTACTCGTGCGCACAGTTCAGCGCATCCGACATGGTGGGTCGCACGTTCTACATCGAGGTGGGTGAGGGCTCAGCGGACCAGTACGGCGCGCTCACCGGCGCACGCTACGAGATCGTCGAGCACGACGGGTCGTGGCAGGGAATCCTCGACGCGTGCAAGGCCGCAGTGGTGGAGCCGTCCGAGGTCGGCAAGCCCAACTGCATCGTGCTCGACTCCGCGTCTGAACTCTGGGCGCTGCTATGCGACGAACAGCAGTCGGTCGCATCAGGTCGCGGCAAGTCGATCATCACGATGGACCAATGGAACGCAGCCAAGCGTCGCTGGCGCCAGGTGATTGACGCCCTGCGCTCTAGCAAGGGTCCGGTACTCATCACCGCCCGCTACGAGCAAGTGACCGTCATGAAGGACGGGAAGCCGACCACCGACAAAGAGTGGAAGGTCCGCGCTGAGAAGGATCTCGCGTTTGAGGTTGACGGAATCATCGCCATGAAGGAGCCGCGCAAGCCCGTGGTCGCAGGGATCCGCACGGTCGCATTCGAGGTTCCCGCGGGCGGCATCGTGCCCCGTGATCAGTCGGCATTCGAGATTGAGGGATTCCTCAGGAGCCTGAACATCGACGGCGGTGAGCGCGTCTATATCCCCCGTAAGGAAGATCCTGACGCCTACAACCCGGCGCCCGATGCCGTGACACCAGAGTCTGACCCCGAGGTGGTTGAGGCCGAGGTGGTCGAGGATGATCCGGTCGACACGCCCGACGCCCCAGCCAAGGCCACCACAGCCCAGGTCGCGCAGATCAAGCGTGGCGTCACGGCTAACGACATCGGCAACGAAGCGGCTAAGGCAATGGTCCAGCGCGTGACCGGCCGCGCAGATGCGACCACCGCGAACCTGACCGGCGACGAGGCTACGGCGATCCTGGCCGAGCTCGCAGCGTTCGAGGGTCCAGCCGCCGCCTCAGCGGACACGGCACGCGCCGCGATTGGGGCGACATCGTGACCCGCCCAACCTCACCCCATGACCACCACGTCCTAGGTGGCATCCGAGCGATCGACGACACGATCGCAGCCGAACCCGTGCCCGAGCCGCGTTGGTCCTGGCATCACGTCGCCGTCATAGGTGCGATCTTCTTCGTGCTGGGAACCATTTGCTACAACCTGGCAGGAGCCACATCATGAGCACCAATAATTTCGACGGCCTGTGCGGTGCGTGTCGCGCAAACAATCACATCGCCGATCACCTATTCACCGACGGGTGCCACTGCGCATGCCACACCGGCCGATGGGTTGAGGCCGAACGCGAGGGCTGGTACTGGACGAACCCTGACCACACCGAAGCCAGGGATGGGCGGTTCGTTGCCACCATCGCGGAAGAGGTGGGCGACCCCCATTGGTCGATGTCGCACGATGACTTCCCCGGTTGCGTAGTCCAGTACGGGACCGGCGGCACGGTTGGCGCGTGGGTTGAGCGTGCGCAGTGGCACTTTGACTCCTTCCTAACCTGGCTCACCGATCAGGGACAACCGAGTGAGCCGGAACCCACGTCCAAGCAGGACACGCAGGTCGCAACCGTCACAGTGAGGCTCGACCTCACCGCCCTAGCTGACGACCTACAAGCCGCCGCCGACATTCTGCGCCCACGGATTGGTCGTGCACTGTGACCACCCCTCATCACGCAACCCGCACCCCGCGCACCGCCCGTTGGATCATCATCGCCGTCGTGTTGGGGCTGACTGTCGGAATCGTGGTCGGCTCATGAGGGCGGCACTGATATTCCTGCTCGCCGTGTTCGTCTTCGTCGGCCTGCTTTGGTCGGTGCCGTCATGAGCGGCGACATGAACGCGCTCATCGATGACCTGCATGTGGTTGAGGGCTACCTGGGCTTGAGCCACTACCGAGACGAGCGTCTGACTGACGAGGAGATGGCGAACGGACACCGCGTGCTGGACGCCGCCCGTGCCGCCATCGCCGCGATGGACCTGCCGATCAAGCCCCGAGTGCGCCACCGTCCAACGGGCGTGTTCTCGGGCGATTACTACGCCATCACCTACGACGACTGCGAGTGCCAGGGGTGGGACATGGTGTTGGTCCACTCGTGCGACGGGGAGCCGCGAGAGGGCGGGCAAACGCTTGTGGCACGCCAGAACCACCTACGGGCCTGTCCCAAGTACCCGCACCCCACCCCCGATCCAGACATGTGCGCCCTGTGCGGTCGCCCGACCAAGGGGCACGCCACATACCAGTCCAGCAACGGCCCCGAACTCCACCTATGCCACAGCGACGGACGCGACTGTTACCGCCGCTGGATACAGGGAGAGCGGCCCACGCCTGAGCCAGACGCTGCGGAGGTGGCACGGGAACTTGCGCGTCAAGTGGGCACACATCACCTCGACCGGTTCGAACATGGCGATAGTCAGTTGAGCGCTTGGTATATGCGCAAAGCGGAAGGCGTCATGGCCCTGTTCCCGTCCCAACCTGTCGGAAATCCCGACACGTTGCCGACCGTAGAGGCCGTGGCGCGGGTGGCATACCGAGTCGGCTATGAGAATGGGATACCCGCATCGCTTGCGAACTTGCCCGCATACCGGGAGATCGCCGCCGCCATCGTGGCCCTGTTCCCGTCCGCCCTCTACCCGCACCCCACCCCCGAGCCTGACGCTGAGGTGACTCGTAGCGGCCTACTCGTCGCAATCGCAGATGCCGACGTTTCGCCGAGGCAGGATGGCTCTCGGGTGCTCAACCACGGCGAGGTTGTCGTGGTTGCAATGGCCGTGGGCTCGTACCTCAAGGCCGCCGGAATCAAGGTGCAACCATGACCCGCGCCCTGACCATCACCGTCGCGGCGACCGTCGCGCTGTCCATCGCCGCACTGTACGCCGCCCGATGCGTACTCGTGCACGGCATTGATTGGCGGGCGTGATGAGTGACCTGCTCGACATGCTCGATGCCCTCTCTGCACGCGAGAACCCCACCACCGGCAACCCGGACGTGCGCGACACCAGCACGGGCGATGCGATTGACAAGCATGACCGCTGCCCCGATTGCGGCCACCTCGCGTGCGGTTCGTGCCACGCGCCGGGGATGGTGCGATCAGTGTTCCGCACTGTCGATGGCTGGCTCACGGTTGCGTCATGCAAGTGCGGGCGACTGCGATGGACCGCCCTAGAGCCACGCGAGGGCGACTTCTGGCTGCACCATGCGCCCGACGTCTGGGGACCAATCGTCCCGCGCCCCGACGTGGACGCATGGATGGCTGGTGCCGATCGTGCCGAGGTGCTGGCATGAGCGACTGGACCGTCGACGCCCTGTGCGCACAGACCGATCCCGAACTGTTCTTCCCGGCCAAGGGCGAGAACCCCAACCCCGGCAAGTCAATCTGCGCGACGTGTCCCGTCATCGAGCCTTGCCGAGCCTACGCAATAGCCGACCCATCACTAACCGGCACATGGGGCGGGCTCACGCGACGGGACCGCCAGTACGCACGCCGAGCATTGGTAAACACCGAAAGGCAAGCATCATGAACCCACCATGCCCAACCTGCACCCACGTGCACGACCCGTCATGGGTCCGCGCTCAGGGACGCTTCCACGCAACCGGAACCGTCGGCTACCGGGCCGCAACACCTGACGCACCGTTACGCGCCACCCATGCCGAGGCTGAGGCCGACGCGTGTGCCGCTATGGCTGGAGGTGCGGCGTGAAGTACTTGCCCCCGGTACTTGACCCCGCGTCTGCCGCCCGAATGATGTGGTTCGACAAGGCGGATCCACGCGCCATGTTCGGCGACATTCGCGATGAGGGTGACCTAGTCGCATGCGACGGCCGCACTGTTCGCATTGTCCCCGACCAACTCATGGACTTCCGCGACCTGCCGTTCCCAGACGATTCATTCTGGCACGTGGTACTCGACCCGCCACACCTCAATCGGCTCGGTAAGGACTCGTTCATGGCGCAGAAGTACGGGCGACTCACTGCTACCTGGAAGGACGACCTCGAGGCCGGATTCGCCGAATGCTTCCGAGTACTCAGGCCCGGAGGCACCCTCATCTTCAAATGGAACGAAGCACAGATCCCGATCGCCGACGTGCTCGCACTGACACCCGAACTCCCCCTCTACGGACACCGGTCTGGACGGCTCTCAAAGACGCACTGGATCTCGTTCATTAAGGAGCCTGCCTTATGAACTACTGCGACGCTTGCTCATTCGGTGCCCACCGCGACTGCACCGACTACACCGAAGACGGCGACCGTTGCGCCTGCTCCCACGTTTGCACCGCTTGTGGCGAGTCTCCGTGCATCTGCGACAGGGCGTGGGAAGAGAGGGGCGAGGAATGACCCGCCGCGCAACCATCCAATCGTCACTGAACCCAGCCGCCCACCACAGCAGCCGAAGCCCATACGAACGCATCCGGACCATCGTCCAGGCAGCCGAGAGCGGTAAGACGTTCACCGAACCACGACCACCCAGGAGGAAGACCGTGAACATCGGGAGCATCGAAAAGCGAACGCCCAAAGCGCGGGCCGTCACCCCTGTCACCCCTGTCACGCCGGGCGAACGCATCGCCAGCGCCCTCGTCAACTGTGACGACCCATTCGACTCGCAAGTACCCGCACGCGACTTCACCAAACGCGAACTCGCCACAGCACAACAGGCAGGCACCCGCTGGCTTAAGCGCACCGGCCGCGGCGACCTACTGCTTTCATTCCGGCGCAACGATCAGGGCGCCGTGTGGACGCTGCGACAGAAACCCCACACGACTACCACCAAGGAGAACATCGCATGAGCAACACGACCACACAGTCACCCGCACCGGCCGCGAATGACCCGTGGGCATCGGCGCCGGTGCAGGACGAGGGTCCGTCATGGTGAGCGACACAACCGAAGGCCTTGCGCTACTGGCGGCGGCGACACGGGGGCCGTGGGAATGGGTAGGTGACTCGTTTGACGACGAGCCTCACGTCTGCCCACATGGCGAATCATGGTGCGACCACGGGCCAGATCTAGAGACGGTAGCCAAGTTGCCAGCGTGGGATGACGGATCGATAAGCCCAAAGGTGAATGTCCTGAGCGCCTTTGGTTATGACGCTTCCGGCGTCAACATCAAGTCAGCCGACGCCAACCTCATTGTGTACCTCGTGAACAACGCCCCGGCCATGTTCGACGCCCTCGACACGATCGAGCGGGCACGCCGGATTCACTGGCATGACGGCGGAAGAGCGGTCTCTGGGTGTGATGCGGACGGCTGCGCATACCCCTGCCCGACCATCCGCGCCCTGGACGGTGACCGCGATGACTGAGACAACCTGCACGCCAAAGTGCTGGACGAGGGCACTGTGTCCAGTTCACGAGGATGAGATGTATCCCCGTGGACGAAGTGCGCCACTTGAGGTGTATCACTGCTGTGACCGCGAGGATGACCCGGCTATCAACCCGCGCCACCTGTGGGATGAACACGACTCAACGCGTTACTACCACGACCCAGACGGATGGGCCGCGCACGAGGCGTCCTGTGCTCGATGCAGGGGGGATGAAGATGAGTGAGACCACGCAAACCGGCATCCCCATCATCGACTGCGAAAAGTGCTCAACCCGGCACCCGTCGCACACGCGGCACTGCATCACTTGTGGCAAGCCGACACGGTTCATTTACGACGGCGTATGCATCGGGTGCGACAGGTGGGAGGACGCATGAGCGCACAACAGACGTTCGCCCTGTGCATCGACTGCTGGGAGTTTCACTACGGCATCAGCGACTCCAACGGTGTCTACTCCCGCGATTCGGGGTCGTCAAACCACTTTGACCACGCCGTCCACGTCTTTCGCGCCCCGGACCAATACGCCCCACCGATCAAGGGCGTGCTCATTTCGCTTCAACGCGGGGAGGCGATCAGTGATGGGCGCCTTGACATGTTTTCGCTCGCCTGTGCGGTGACTGCAATACAGCCAAACAACGGACGCAAGGTCGATGAGGGTGACCAGGGCGCGGTGGAACTGCTCGTACAGAAGCGTCAACGCGACGAGTCTCGACCTCAACACTCATCGAATGAGAGCGGACAGACCGCACTCGACCTAGGGGAAATCGCATGACCAACACGACCATTCCCAACACCGACCGAGGCACCATCCTCGCCGACGCCAATGCCGCTATCAACGGACCCCGCGCACGTGACTACGGCGACGCACGGGACAACTTTGGACGCACCGCTCAGATGTGGAGCGCCTACAAGGGCATTGAGTTCACTGCGACTGACGTAGCGGCCCTACTCGCACTGCTCAAGGTGTCACGACTCGCCAACACGCCCAACCATCAGGACTCGTGGGTCGACCTCGTTGGATACGCGGCACTGGGCGGCGAAGTAGCACAACTAGAGGCTCGCGATGAATAGCCCCACCCAATGCCCGCACTGCCACGCAACCATCGCGCCCAACGTGGACAAGCACACGTGCCCGAAACGACGGGACCTCAAGCGCGAACGGGAACGGGCCCAGAGGCTATTCGGCATTGGGCCAGAGAGGGGGCGACCGTGATTAATGACTGGGGATTGATCTACACCGTCGACGCGGACGGATGGTTCCCGCGAGCCAAAGTGCGCGCCGGGAAGATGCGGCGTGATGGCCGCCACTGGGTAGTCGAATACGACGGCGACCAATGCACCTGCTACACCCACGCCGCCGCCATCACCATCGCCACCGACATGGCACGAGGGCAGGCATGGGACGGGCGACTCGCGTTCGCCGTGCAGAGGAGGGTGCGATGACCACACTAAAGTTCGCGATCCCCAACTCGAGTTGGCTCAGCTCTAACCAACGTTTGCATTGGGCCGCAAAGGCTAAGCGGGTCGCGGTGTTGCGGGAACTGGCCATGTGGCGGGGCCTCGAAATTGGCTTCAAAGGCACGCACCGCAAGCAGGTCCGCATCACCGCTCACATCGGATACGCCACCAACGGACGCGCAGATCCGGCGAATTCTCACCCGACCGTCAAAGCGCTTGTGGACGGCCTCGTGGACGCTGGCCTATTCGTAGACGACAGCCACGAATGGGTTATCGGCCCCGACTACCGACGCGACGAAACCAAGTCGCCGAGGGGTTTTCACACCGTTCGATTAGAGATTGAGGAGGCGAACAATGCCCTGGTTCAAAGTTGACGACGTACTGCACTCGCACCCGAAAGCGAGGAGCGGCGGCACAGCGGCCATGGGGCTATGGGTTTTAGCGGGGTCTCACGCGGCCCAGTACTTGACCGATGGGTTCGTTCCAGAGTGGTACGTAAAGTCCTGGCCTAACGGGTCGAAGCTGGCCCGCCAACTTGTCGATGCAAGGCTATGGGATGCCGCCACCGATGACCACGGAAAGACGGGCTGGCAGTTCCGTGATTGGGCAGATTACCAGCCGTCACGCGAAGAAGTGGAGGCCGACCGCGAGGCCACAAGAGATCGCCAGCGCAAGTTCAGGCAAGCCCGCCGTGACCAGCGCCGAGCCTCGCAAAACGAGTCGACAGACAAGGCGATACGGGGAATGCGTAACGGTGTGACTAACGGCGTTACTAACGGCGTGAGTCACGACCCCCCGTACCCGTCCCGTCCCGAGCCCGACCCGACCCGTCCCCTTAGTAGTTCTAATCACCTTGGTAATGGGGGGGGTAGTAAGCAACGCGAGGACGATGTAACGCCCCCCCAAATTCAAGCCTGCGGAAAAGCGCACGACGACGACAAGCCGTGCCGCCCATGTGGTGAGGCTCGCAAGCAATCCGAAGCCGACGCACTCAAGGCCAAGCGTGACCAGCGGTCAACCGAGGCCAAGAAGCGCGCACGGGTGGCCCACGCAGCAATCACGGCCTGCAACTTCTGCAATGCCAAGGGATACACGCCCGGCGGCAAACCATGCCACCACGACCTAGACGACGGTGGCATCGCATGAGCCAAAGAAACCATCCAACGACAGAAGCGAGGAATGACATGGGCACCGAACGAATCGACCACGCAGCAGAGGCGCGACTTGCGCTCGAATGGGCCATCGAATGGGCCATGCGGGATGTCTCCGTGAACATGGCAACCGAGACGGGCGAGTACAAGTCCGACGTGATCGCCCAAGCCCAAGTCCACGCGACGCTCGCCCTCGTTGAGCAACAGCGGGTTGCGAACCTGATCGCGCTATCGAACGTGAGGCTGGAAATGCCAGGCGGCGGCACGGCGACGTTCATCCATGCATTCGACTTCGACTGGGTCATGGTCGGCGACGTCAATGCGCCCAACTTCACCCTCAAGCCCGAGATCGCCAACGCACTCGGCATCGAGGTGACGAAGTGAGCGAGTACACGCCGCAGGCCTGGCGCATGAGGGGCTTCTACCCCGACCAGTACGCCATGTCGAGCGCCGCACTAGGCATCGGCATCGATTACCAGGACGACGACTACGACCGGTATGAGTCGGAGTTCCTCGCCGACCTAACCGCCCACGAAGACCGCATCCGTGCCGAGGCCAAGGTGGAGGCGTTGCGGGAGGCGGCTGACGATGGAGTGCGCGACTTCAAGGGGAGCACGGCCGGTGCCCAGTGGGCCGCTGGTCGCAACCTCGTCTCAGCGGACTTCCTGTATGCCCGAGCAGACCGGATCGAACAGGAGGCAGGACTGTGAGCGTCGATGGACACACCATGAGCGCCATCTTCGAGGGCTGGTGCGGGTCGTGCAAGTCCGCGATTCACGCTGGCGACTCAATCACTCAAGGCGATGGGAATTGGCGTCACACCGACTGCCGAGAATTACCCGACGACCCCCTAGAGGCAACCCACCCCGTCTGCCAGAAGTGCTGGCTGACCCACCCCGAAGGAGCGTGCGACAGATGACTAACCCACTCACCACCGAGGCCAGGGAGTTGTCACCAGGTCGCATTCGGATGCTCGACCACTTGCTAAGCCGGGGCATGACGTTGAGCGCTACCGACGTTGCCGACCTACGCAAAGCACTCGCGGCGGTTGAGGCCGGGGAGCGGGTGCGGGCGTTTCACGAAGCGCACGACGAGACGCATCGGTGCCTTGAGGACGACGAGACGCACCCATGCCGCACCATCCGCGCCCTGGACGGTGGTGAGTCATGAGTGGCCGTCACGCACGCATGGCGATGAATGCCAAGTCACCACTGCGCCCCGACTTGCATCGCACGCAACTCCGGCTTGACGCCGCCGAGCAAGGTGCCGTCGAGATTGACCCGCAGGGCGCCGCATGGCAACACTCTCGCGGCTTCTGGTATCGCGCATACGACTCGGACACGTCACGCAGTTCATGGGAACTCGCCCAGATGATCGGAGGCACAAAATGAACAAGTGCCAAGGGTGCGACTCTTCGCTTCCAGACGATTTACCGTTCGCCCAGCAATGCGGCAACTGCCCCCCTAAGCGATGCGCTGACTGCGGCGGCATGGACTCAATGAATTCTCCATGCAAGTGCTGGGTTTCAGTGTCCGAAATACCAATGGCCGACCTTAAAGGTCTCTTCGCCAGAGACGGCCTGAGCCTTACCCTCCCCCGAGAGGACCGGGACTCATGAACACCAAGGCACACGTCACATTCAGGGGCGACGCAATCTGTGGGGCTGACCTCACTGGGAAAAGCCCCGATGGCCTGCCGTCATGCCAAGACTGCCTGGGCGTCCTGTTCGACTGGATCGTCGCGCACGACGTCGATACTGCGCACGCCGTCGCCTTGGAGCGGGCCGCGATTGCTAAGTACCTATTCGACCGTGCATGTCGCATAGCGGATAACCGGCAACACATGGTTCTCAGGGACGCCGCCAGCGCAATCGCATCCGGTGCCCATGACGGGGGGTCGAGCAATAACCGGTCAACCGAAGCGGACTCCCTCGATGCCAAAAAAGCCGTTCACGACATTATCGTTTGGCTCGATGCGGAGATTGAGTCCGGCGAGAGGTGCAAGGTCAACAAACAATGGCCGCGACGATACCGGCGTGAACAAGAGATACGCGCCAAGTCTGCGCTAGACATGAGATTCATGATTACAGCGCTTCACGGGG